CAGCCTAAGATCGGATTTAAGACTCGTTACGGAATGGTCGAGAACCCATTCTCACAGGGTCTTACTCAAGGATCTGGTGTTCTTACAGAGAACGCAAACCGTTACTACAGACGTGTTGCTGTTAAGAACCTCATGTAAGCTAGATGCTTATATTTCTTCAAAGACTCTCCTTCGGGAGGGTCTTTTTTTTGTTCGGTAATTACTGTAGTTGACAAATTCAAAAGGTGGTGTTATAGTATTCACATACGCAGCATACGTGCTCACAACCCAATTGAATAACATGGACAAGTTACCAAAGTATCTTACTAAAGATTTTCTTAAAAACCTAACTCCAAACGAAGAAGCTCAAATCTCACAACACCTTAAGACACAGTGGGAAAAGATTACTCATAAAGTTCCTGGTTGGAGATTTCGTAGTATTGGATGGATAGATATTCATACTATAAATACCAAAGATAAATTTGGTCAAGTAATAAACACCATAAGAATAGGTGGAACAGGAACTCAAGATACATTAGAGGGTTCGGTAATTAAAGGATGGGATACTGACGAACCTTTAATTGCCCTTTGGAAAGGACCGATAACAGATCAAGATTTATTAGATGCTTTTAATAGATTAAGAGAATTTATAAAGCAAGGATATAGAAGATTGCCTGTAGCTTTTTATGAAAGACACAATCCTACAATATGGCAAAAAACCGATGATAATGCTGTTGATGATTTTAGAGCAGTAGCTAACAAAGATAAGGGACAAAAACCAATCTCTAGAGATGAGATAATCAAATTAGTTACAGAACGTTTTGAAGATGAGATTACTTCAAAAACTGATTTTGATCTTCTTAAAACTACTATGGCACAATACCTTGGGCAGTTGGATCTTCATCAAACACCTGAACAGATTAATGGAATAATCACTGTTTGTATAAGAGATTTTAAACGCAGAGGTAATATAGAGTTTTATAGTCGTGAAGATGCTGAAAAGTATGTAAATGATTTTCAAAAAGTTTGGGCAGATTCTTATGAAGAAACTGATGATGAAGATCTAAACTTCCAATATTTTGATCCATTTGTTGTTAATACAAAAGACAGCACTCGTTCTTTACGATTATGGAAACAAGTTATGGAACATTTTGTAGAACATGGAATAAATGCTCCTGTAATATCTTTTGATAGTGGAGCTACATCTCATAAAGAGATAGATTTAAATCTCAAACAAACTGAAGAAGAACTTATAAAACTTCAAAAATTAACACTAAATTATGTTGCAGCATATCATTATCATAAAGGAACTGTACCTGTTCCTACTTGGACACTTATAGGAAGCATTCCTCAAAAAATAAGAAAGAATGTAGCAAGAGTGTTTAATAAATTTGAAGGTCTTGTGGATGCCTTTTCATAAAAAGAAGGGGGTTTATACCCCCTCTTTTTTTATCTAAATAATTAAAAAGTATATTATAATGGCAATTAGAAAACCACCTGCAGATAGACCAGGAACACCATTAACTAATAGAAACTTTCTATCACCTGTTGGATTTAAGTTTTCTTTAAAAAGAGCACCTGGTGTTGCTTTCTTCTGCAATCAAGCAAACATACCATCTATGGATCTTGGTATTGCAGAGCAACCTAGTTACTTAAGAAACATTCCTGTTCCTGGTGATAAGATTCAGTTTGGAGATTTAACTTTAAGATTCCTTGTTGATGAAGATCTTGTTAATTATATGGAATTGCAAAGGTGGATTCGTGGATTAGGATTTCCAGAGAATATGGATGAGTTTCGTAAATTGGAAGGTGAAGCATCATTACCAAGTAATTTTGGTCAAGCAGGAGATGACATATATTCTGATGGAACACTGCAGATATTAAGTAGTAACTTGGTTCCTTCATTTCAAGTTGTATTTAATGACTTATTTCCATATACTCTTTCAACTGTTACTTTTGATGCAACTGATACTGATATAGAGTACTTTACAGCAGACGTATCTTTCAAGTATACTATATACAACCTCACTGATATGGAAAATAAAGCTTTATGAGTCTAAGTCTTGAATCTATTCAAGAGATGTGGGAAAAAGATGCAAAGATAGACAGAGATAATCTACATGAAGAATCATTGAACATCCCCTCTCTACATGCAAAGTATTTTGAATTATATAATACTATCTTCTTATTAAGAAAGAAAGCAGAGCAACAAAGAAAGAACATCCGTCATGAACGGTATGAGTATTTTAGTGGAAAGTCAGATCCAGATGTTTATATTGAGAATCCTTTTCCAAAAAAGATAAGAGATAAAGATACAATGACTAAGTATCTTGATGCAGATGAGAAACTTTCTAATTCATCACTAAAGATAGATTATTATGATACAATGTTAGTATACTTAGAAAGCATACTTAAGGTAATACAGAACAGAACATTCCAGATAAAGAATGCAATTGAGTTTATGAGATTTAATTCTGGGTTAGGTTAATGGAAATTTTACCACTTTTTTCAAGTCCCCTCATAGTAGATTATTTAGATATTAATCCAATAGAATTGGATAAAGAAAAAAATTATATTACTAGTAATACTTATCATTTACATGATAATTACAGGATATTGGAAAAGTATCCAAAAATTAAAAAACTTATATTAAATAAATTTAAAAAGATTGCAGAAGAAACTTTTCATTATAATAATAATTTTGAAATATCAACATCATGGTTAACTATAACTAAAAAAGGTGAAGCATCAATATCTCATTGCCATAGAAATTGTTTTTATAGTGGTGTTTATTATTATGGTAATTATAATGATAATACTTCAGGAATAGAATTTGATAATCCATTAGCACAATTACCTGATATTTTTATCCTTCCAACCAAATATAATATTTTTAATTCTAAAGAATGGAAACTAAAACCTAAAAAAAATATGATAATATTTTTTCCTAGTTATTTAATGCATAGAATATTAATTCATAAAGATGATTCTCCAAGATATTCTTTAGCATTTAATATTATTCCTATTGGAAGATATGGAAGACAAGATTCTACTTATGATACATCTTGGTTTAAACCAAAATCGTGGTTTAATTAACTTGACATAACTTCATAAATACCCATAGATGCATGGGTTAAGTGATTGACACAACAGCCAATGTCTTCATATCTAAGGCTAACGAAGTATTTTTAAAAATAGATTCAGAACCTCACATAGAGTATGAATTGAGAGACCATTTTACCTTTGAGGTAGAAGGTGCAAAGTTCATGCCTCAATATAGAAATAGAAATTGGAATGGTGAGATACATCTTTTTGATATGAGATCAAAGAGAATTTATATTGGATTACTGGATAGAATTATTTCTTTTTGCCAAAGACATGATTACACATATAAATTTGTAGATAATGAATACTATGGTGCTCCCTTTGAGATTAATGAGGGAATATCATATGAAGGTGTTAAGGATTATATGAGTTCCATCTGCTCCCATAGTCCACGAAAATACCAAGTTGAGGGAGTATACGATGCGTTAAGACATAATAGAAAGCTATTGATATCACCAACTGCTTCAGGTAAATCTTTGATGATTTATTCTCTTGTAAGATATTACGTTGATAAAGGACAAAAAATCCTTCTAGTTGTTCCAACGACATCTCTAGTAGAGCAGATGTATAAGGATTTTGAAGACTATGGTTGGGATGCTGAGTCATACTGCCACCGTATCTACGCGGGAAAAGATAAAACAAACGAATTTCCAGTTACAATTACTACTTGGCAATCAGTCTATAAACTAGAACGTTCATTTTTTGAAGATTATAATGTAATTATAGGAGATGAAGCCCACCTATTTAAGTCGAAGTCCCTAGTATCTATAATGACAAAACTTCATCATGCTAAGTATAGATTTGGATTTACTGGAACATTAGACGGCACACAGACGCACAAATGGGTCTTAGAAGGATTGTTTGGTCCATCATACAAGGTGACTAAAACAGATGAACTAATGAAGCAAGGTCATCTTTCTAAATTAGATATTCAATG